CGGTGGTCGCCGTATCATTCGGGCCCACTCTGTCCCCAATGCCCCGCCCCCGCCTGCCTAGTGGTCGCTCGGCCAGCCCCGAGCGGCCGAGTCGCTGCCCCGTCTGCTCCGAGATAGTCGGGGCCCGCGGCCGGCGCCAGCACCTCGTGCGGTGCATGGAGGCCCACGGCGTGCCGGCGGCGCGGTTCGGCGCGCTGATCGAGGAGTTCCGGGAGCTGGGCGAGTCCGAGCGCAAGGCGGGCGAGCTGGCCGAGCGGGCGCTGGCGCTGCGCCGCTGCCTCGCGGACGTGGATCAGCTCGAGATGCCCGACGATCGCCGCGGGGCCGTGGTCGCGTCCTGGGCCGAGGAGCTGGCGCGCCTTGAGGCCAGGCTTGCCGCCGGCGACTGAGCGACGCGCGGAATGCGGGTCGGTCCGGTGTTGCGCTCGCGCGGCACCAGCGTCCAGGGTGGCCACATGCTTGTCATCGGACTCGACCCCGGCACGAAAGTCCTCGGCTACGCGATCATTGAGCGGACGCCAGCTCCGCGCTTCGTGGACGGCGGCATCATCAAGGCCAAGGCGGCGCGGCCCATCGAGGAGCGCCTGGCGTTCCTGCAAGGCGAGCTTGACGTGCTGCTCGGCGAGCACACAGTCGAGCGTGCTGGCGTAGAAATGGCCTACGTGGGCAAGGGCCCGCAGGCCGCGTTGGCGGTTGGCTGCGCTCGCGGCATCGTCTTGGCATCGGTCGGCCGGCGCAGGATCGCGCTCGAAAACTTCGCGGTGCCCAACCTCCGCGCTCGATTCTGCGGCAGCCGGTCGGCGACCAAGGAACAGGTCCGCGATGTGGTCGGCCGGATGCTCCGGCAAGACTTCGCCGGCGCGCCGCTCGACATGACAGATGCCGTGCTGCTGGCGCTCGCGGTCAGCATCCAGCCGCTCAAGGCCGCGGGCTAGGCGCATCAGTCTTCCTCCGAGTAGACGCCGTTGCGGATCATCGTGGCGTTCAAGTTCTCGGTGTGCAGCTTCGGGTCGTCGAAGCTCATCGTTTCGCCGATCCAGCGCAGTCGGATATCGCCCGTGCGTCCGTTGCGGTGCTTGGCGCAAATGGCATAGGCCTCGTCCTGATCGGCTTTCAGGCCGTAGTAGCCTGGCCGGTACATGAGGAGCACGATGTCCGCGTCCTGCTCGATCGTGCCCGACTCGCGGAGGTCTGAGAGGTTGGGCCGCTTGTCCGGCCGCATCTCCACGGCGCGCGAGAGCTGCGACAGCGCGATCACCGGCACGCGCAGACTCTGCGCCAGGTTCTTGAGGTCGCGTGTGATGCCCGAAACCTCCTGCACGCGGTTGTCGATCCGCTTGTTGCTCCGCACGAGCTGGAGATAGTCCACGATCACCAGGTCCAGCCGGCCGGTCTGCATCTTGAGCGCCCGCGCCTGGGCTTCGAGCGCCGGGATGCCGGCCTTCGGGTCGTCCATGATCCGGACGCCGTCCATCGAAGGCGCAGCCTCATCGAGGATGCGATTCAAGACTTCCGCATCTTGAGCTGTTGCCCCTTCGATTAACATTCGCCCGTGTTGTTCGCCAAGCTCACGAGAAAAAACACGCGATGCAACCTCTTCAGAGATCATCTCCAGAGATTGCATCAACACGACAGGTTGAATTCCGAGTCTCGCTGCGGGGCGCTGAATGAAATCAAGCGCGATCGCCGACTTGCCCATTCCAGGCCGACCGCCAACGACTACGAGCTGACCTGGACGAAATCCACCGCGGAGCATGTCGTCCACCGAAGTAAATCCCGAGCTGTACGCGGGCCGCCTGCCCTCCTCGCGGGCCTCGACTAGCTGCGCAATGTGCCGGCGGCCGGCCTCGGTGAGCGTCTGGATCCCGCGGGCCTTCTGCCCGCCTGCGTTCGCCAGGCGCAGCATGGCCTCGCCAGCGGCCTCCCGTAGGGACTGGACCTCCTTCGGGCGCGGCTTAGCCAGTTCCGCGCGGCGTAGGAGGTTGTCCAGGGCTGAGCGGACATCTCGGAGGTCGGCCGCCGCTCGGACGGTCGCCAGGTAGGCGCGCCCCTCCTCCTCGAGCACCCCCTCCCGGTGCATTTCGTTGATGGCCTGGGGCGTCAGGGTCTCTGACAGGCGCGCCCGCTGGCGCAGCTCATCGACCACGGCGAATACCGTGACCTGCCGGCCTGCGAGAGCCAGCGAGTGCATGGCGTAGGCCATCTCGCGGGAGTCGCGGGTCGGCCACCTGGCAGGCTCCAGGTCCTCGAGCACTCCCAGGACGTTCCGCGGCTCGCGGATCAGCCAGGCGAGCGCCAGGCGGGCCGCATCGGCATCCAAAGCCGGCCGTTCCTCGGTTTGGTTGGTCATAGCCTCAGGCCTCCTGGGATGCGCTAGGACGCGACGGGGGCCGGGATTGACTCCGAGGCCATCGGAGATACTCCGCGCGCCCCAGGCGCAGCGGCAGAGGCCTTGGCGGCCTTGGTCGCTTCGGCCCGCTCCCGGCGAAGGCGCGCGATCGGCGATTCGGCGGGCTTGGCCGGCTCCGCGGGGAGCGCCGGCTGAGCGGCTCGCTGGGCGGCCTGGCGCTCCGCCGCGATGGCGTCCGCGTCGGTCTGGATCCAGGCCGCGAGGTCGCCCTCGGTCAGCGGGTGGCCGGCGCGGCTCGACCGACCGAGCAGGCACTTGCGGATGGCCTGGACCGGGGACCACTCGCCGGTGTCGCGGGACCGGCTGACCCAGCGCTCGATCGCTGCGACCCAGAGCTCCGGCGGGTGCTGAGCCCAGGCCGGCCGGGTCAGCCACAGCAGCAGCCGCTCGGCCTCGTGGGTGTTCCGCAGGCCGAGCACGGCGAGCCGCGAGGCCAGGTCCAGGACCGACTGCGGCAGCGGCGGCGGGGTCGGATCCGGCGTCGGCGACGACGGCGGCGTGGGGGAGACTATAGAGGGGGTGATCGGATAGGGGAGAATTGTGGCGTGGGGGGAAATTCGCGGTTTTTGGCCGTCGAACAGCTGTTCATTTTTTTCGAACACCTGTTCGACGGCGCCGAACATCTGTTCGGTGGGCTCGAACAGCTGTTCGATTTTCTCGAACACCTGTTCGGTGGCGCCGAACAGCTGTTGCTTTTTTTCGAACACCTGTTCGGCAGGATCGAACACCTGTTCGACGGATCGGGGCTTCCTCGGGTCCCTCTTGGGCTGGAGTTTGCCCGTCGCGCGGCGCGCTTCAGCCGACTTCCGGCCAGCCGCGGCCTTGTCGCGGAGAGCCTGCTGGAGCTTCGCCAGCTCGACCTGGAGCGCCCGGTGCGTCAGCTTCCCGCCGGCCTCCTCGAAGCACACGCGGACCGCGCTAGACACGAGGCTCGCCACCTCATCCGGCATCACCAGCAGCGCCTCGGCCAGGCTCTCCCGGTCGGCGCCGATGCTGCCACCGGCCTTGATGCAGGCCAGGATCAGGGCAAAATAGACGCCCTGCTCGTGGAAACTGAGCCGCATGAACTGGGGAGACTCGCTCAGTTCGGCGAGGCTAACTCGGATGTCCGGCGTTTCGTTACTCGTCTTCTTCATGCGATCTCACTCGCCATCCTGGCGCGCCTTTCGGCGGCCCGGCGGCGCTCCTCTGCCAGTCGGTCTAGCTCTTTCAGCTCGCTCTCGGTCTCGGACCAGTAGCGCTCCAGCCACAGCGCCCAGGGGACGAGCAGGCGCACCTGCCTAGCGGCCTCCAAGGCCTCAGGCTTCGACGCCAGCTCGCGCAAGGGGTTGTCCACATCTTCCCTGGCGCAGTCGAGGGCGACGGCCAGGGAGAGCCAGTTAGCGGCGGACCGCCGCATCTTGCCGCCCACCATGAGACGAGCGGCGCAGCAAGCGCAGGCCTTGGCCGGCGGCCTCGACTGGTCTAGCCATTCGAGCGATGCGAAGAGCGACGAAGGCCCCTCGATGCCGCAGCCTGCGCAGGACGGCATGTCACTCTGAGCGATCCAGGAGCCACTCAGCCGCGCGCCACAGCCCGAAGCCAATCAGCAGCGCAGCCGCGGCGCTGATGGCCAGGATACCGATCGTGTGCAGGAGCATCACGCGGGCACCCCGTCGAACAGCGTGCGGGCGTTGGCCTCGGCTTCGCGGGCGTACTTGACGGCCTGCGCGTAGTAGTTGGGGTTCAGCTCGATGCCGATGGCCTTGCGACCGTGGCGCAGCGCGGCGACAACCTCCGAGCCGATGCCCATGAACGGAGTGAGCACGATGTCTCCAGGGTTGCTCCAGAGCTGGATCGCGCGGGCGGACAGATCGAGCGGCATCGGGCACAGGTGGCGCTCAGCCTCATCGCTGCGAGCCGTGCGGACGTTGAGCACGTCCATCTGGTCGGTGTCCATC